TCAGTTCAATTTGCGTCTACGGGCGCCTTTCTCTGCCCGATGGTGTTCCATCTGGATTGCTGTGTGGACCACCGCGGCGTAGCCATCGGCAGAGGTCATGCGGTCAGGCGTGAGGCACAACTTCGCCAGGTCGTCGATCGGAGGATCGCTGGTAATCCAGACACCGCCGTCGGGCAGGTCCTCGATGGTGATGGTGTGCTTGCTCATGCGAACAGTTCTCCAATGGCTCGCCGGGCGCGGCGCGTGCGCTGCGCATTCTCGGCATGGTGCTTGGCGTCATACCGCAGGTGACAGCGCTGGCACCACGCGCGCAGGTTCGTCGGATCGCAGTTCTCGGGCGTGTGATCCAGGTGCGCGATCGTCAGGACGACCACGATGTAGGGCACGGCCGGCTGCTCCGTGGCGTTCAGGTGGTTGGCGGCTTCGCGCGCGCGGGCGTACGACAACGCGTATTGCATCTGGTCGTAGAAGGCGCTGCCGCGCGCCAGCAGGAACCGTTCATCGACCCACTGGCCGATGCCGTACTGCGGTGCAGCGCAGCATTCGCACCGCATGCACGCGCGGCCGAGGATCTGCTCCCGGATGGTCTGCCAGTTGGCTGGGTAGCGGCTCCGGTTTTCGGGTTTTATTGGCATTGAATAATTTCCCCTAAACGCGCTGGAACTCGACCACCCAGACGTATGGGTTGGCCTCCCACGCGCCGGCGCCGTTGATGTCGTCCCAGAGCCCGCGATAGGCGAGCGTAGCGTCTGCATAGCCTTGCGCGTCGCCGGGCGAGATGAACCACGGGCCATTGAACGGCACCGAGTCATCGAAATGCAGGCCCTCGGCCGCGGCATCCGACGCACTGCATTCGTTCAGCCGCTCCACGCGCACGGTGTCGACCTTCAGCAGGATGCGCGCTGCCGAGCGCGGCATGTGAATGCTCGGCCGCCATTGCCGGCGGATGCCATCGGTCGACCGTTCCAGGTCCGGGCCGAGCGGATCGTCCAGGTAGTCCGCCCGATAGAAGACGTCGCAGTCTGGCTCGTAAGGACCGAACGGGTGATTGCTGTGCTGCCAAGTCTCACGCACCCACAGGCGGTCGCCTGGCCGGCCGTAGGGGCAACTACCGAAATATGGAGCGCCCTCGCGGAATGCTTGCTCGGAGCTGGCGCTGTACTTCGGAAGGCAGTGCCACATGCCCTCGATAGTCGGCTGCGGCTTCATCACGCGCCGCGTCTGCGTCTTCCGGCCGTCGAGGATGGCGCGCACCATGGCACCGCTGAAGAGGATGGGGCGTTCTTTCGTCATGCTAGGATTCCTGCAATCAACGGGAGTAAGCCAGAATGAGTCGACTTTTCTTCGTAGCCCGTTCCCGGCATGCGCCCGGTGACACGCTGGGCGCTGGCCATTTCGGGGCAGGGTTCAAGAGATACCGGTACGACGCGCAGACAATGGGAGGAGCACAAGCAGCATGGCGTTTGGCCAGCGAGCTGCTGGTCGAGAACGTGCGTCGCGCGCGATTTCCTTCCCTTCCAAGCCGATTTGAATGCTCGTTTGCGTTCAACGACGAAGACCACGCTCTTGCAGAAATGGCCGACGGGACCTTTCTGCACGAAGTGAGGCTTGTAAATCCTGGTGCGTCTACCCACGTCGCCGGGTTCAACCTTATGAGTAGTTATCGTCGTTTTGCCGTTGATCAGGATTTCATTGAGATGACGGAAGCAATAGCCGATGCGTACTGGTCTGGCCGGGACATTATTGTTCCTGAAGTGCTTTCGCTTTCCCCTTTGGAGGTCGTGTCGTGCCTGAGCTGACGTCGCGTTGATCATGCTGCCTCCATCTGCTGTGCCACGGATAGGGCGATAGCCACCGGTCGCACCCATACCGGCGTGGCCGACAGCATGAACGTCTCGCCGGTCTCCGCCAGCATCAGCGTGGTGCCCATCACTTCAGCGATCGCGACGGCTGCGTCCGGCGGCACCGCATTGCCGATACGCTCGCGCCAGGCCTGATCGCTCAGCCCATCCAACTCGAGATGTTCCTCGGGCTCGATCAGCGACTGCAGCGCGGCCAGCTCCAGCGTGGTGAACGGGCGGTGCCACGTGCCATCGAGCGCGCGGATGATCGCCACCACCTTGTCGCTGGCGGCCGGCAGGCGCGGATCGGCCACAGACCAGCGGCCGTTGTCGTGGCCAGCAGCTGCCGACACCGCGCCGCTGGGCTGATTCCAGCCGACCACGCCGTAGTGGCCGCCTGTCAGGTAGTTGTCGCCGCGCTCGCGCCGCATACCCGGCCTGGGATCGGCGACAGCGAAGGCGCCTTGGCCTGTCGTGCTCCCCGCGATGACGGTGCCTGCTGCCTCATTCCACGGCGTGACGGCGTACTTGCCGAACGTCGGGCCATTGCGACGCGGATCTGCCACGCATTGGCCGGTGCCGTGCGCGCTGGTGACTGCGCCAGCCGGCTCCGCCCACGGCACGATCCGGTATTCGTTGTTGTGCTTGGCCGGTCCTGCGTGACGCGGGTCTGCGACGCTGAACGTGCCTTGGCCGGGGTTGGTGCCAGCCGTGATGGCTCCGGACGCTTCGCCCCAGCGGAGTACGCCGTACTGCTGGTACTGGGCGGCGCCAGCAGCGTGACGCGGGTCAGCCACAGAGAATGCGCCGTTCGTCGGCAGGGATTCGCCCGCGATCGCGCCAGCCGTGTCATGCCAGTCATGCACGCCGAGATACCCGTTGCGACGGTCCGGCACGACCAAGTAGTCGCGCAAATGGCCGTCTTCCACCGCCAACTTGTTCAGGCTGCGCCAATCACTACCCGCCTCTACGAACGCAAGGCGTACCCACGTCTTCCACTGCAAGGCCGGCACACGGTGCATCGGGCCGGCGGCCTGCGCGCCGGGCAGCGGCATCCGGCCGAGCACCGTGCCCACGCCTTGCAGGCGCTTCACGGGAGGCTCGTAGAGAAATGCCGGCACCCTGGCGGTGTGGCGTGCGACCAGGAGGAAGCGCTTGCGGCTCTGGGCCAGCCCGCCGATCACGCCGCAGTCGTGCGTCGTCTCGTTCACGGCGTAGCCGTAGTGGCGCAGGATCTGGCCGATCTGGTCGAGCAAGTGCCGGCCGCGCGTAGCCAGGCGCGGCACGTTCTCGAACACGATCAGCTCGACGGGGTCATCCTTCCACGCCTCGCACATGAGCCACACACAGCGCAACGTCAGCTCGTTGAGCGCCTGGTACTTCGGCGTGCGGCTCAGCGACTCCGACAACAGGCCCGAGGCACCCTTGCACGGGCTGGAGATGAACACGCAGTGTGGGTGATGATGGCCAGCGGCGCGCACAATGTCATTCGGCGTGGCCTCGCGCCAGCCCGCCGGGGGCTCGGCACCGTGGAAGGCGGTGTACTGTTCGCGGGTGAACAGGTCCATGACCGTGCACGGCACGCCCACCAGCGTCTCGAAGTCACGCGCGGCGGCCGGGTCGTTGTCGATGCCGCCGATGCAGCGCCAGGTGCCGACCATGTTGCCCACGCGGGAGACGGCCTTCTGGAAGCCCTTGGCGCCACCGCCCAGGCCGCAGCAGAATCCGAAGCTGTTGTACTCGCGGCGGATCATGCGGGCACCTCGGGCGTTTTCTGCGTCGCCGCGCGGATCTCGTTGATGCTTGTGAGAGCCCGTTCGCGCCACGCGGGTCCATGCTGGAGAGCGAGCTGGATCAGCCAGTGCAGCACGTGGGCCTGTTCGTCTTCGGCGCGCTTCTTGATGTCGGCACCCCCGGCGCGCAGCACGTGCGCGATCGGACCGGTGTCCCACAGCATGAGGCTCAGCACGTCGAACAGCACTTCGGTCAGATCGATCGGGTAGGGCAGCGTGCCGGGCTGCTGCGTGGACAGTGCTGATTTCAGGCTGCTGATCTCCTTCCCGGCTGCATCGGCGATGACTGCCGCGCCTCTCATGGCCTCCGACATCCGTTCCACGTCAGCGAGAAGCGCGCCGAGCCGGTCAATCAAGCGGACTTCGGCCTCATAAGTGGCTTTGGCGTCGATCTCGTTGCCCCAATCGCCGTCGACCGTGTGGCAATCCTTCAGCTCGTCAGCGTTCTTGGAGATGCTGCGCATGGCATCAAGGATCGTGGTGCGACTCTCTGCTGCCAGCCCATTCACCGCATCCTTTGCGGCGATTGCGGCCGTATTCGCCGCAAGTTTGGTGGTGTCGGTCATGCTTCCTCCGCAAAAAGTCTACTGAAAAGCTCTTCGGACTCGGGCTCGCTCCGATGCACCAGGCTGGGCAGCCCGTGATTCAGGGGCGCGTTAATGCCCCAGACGGCCAGCAATGCGTGGAAACCCACCCTCGGGCGGGCAGGGCGCAGGTTCTGGCTGGTCGGGCCGCGAGGCACGCGGCGGCGCATCTGGAGCACGGCAGTCCGGTCCGCGACGCGGTAGTACAGCCGGCGCTTGCCGGGCTCTGTCTTGCATACGCGGGTGGTCAGCGCCTCGCCGAGGTCTTTCAGGATCTTCGTCACCGTCGTGTCGGCGCAGCCGATCTCGCGGGAGAACGGGCCGGCGCAGACTTCGCGTCCGGCCAGCAGCGCGTCGATGACCTTGATTCGGGTGGAGGTCTTTCCGTCCATGTCAGGCCTCGACACTCGACATGGCCATCTGCACGTCGGCTACGAGCTGCTGGTCCTCGACGGATGCAAAGAGGCGGTCGTATGACCAGGTCGTGTCGCGGAACACGCGGCCGTCGCAGAAGTCCTCGAGGCAACTCAGCACATCGTTGGCGATGTCCTTGTCTTCGGTGGTCTCGATCTGGAAGCCGTTCAGTGCATCCCGGACGCGGTACGGGCCCTCAGACCAGTCGCCGCGCGTCTGTTGCATAGCCACGGCGAGGTCGAGGCGCTGATGCTTGGAGCGGAGTGCCTCCAGCACGTCGGGCCAGTCGGCATCCTCGTTCAGGCCATAGCGGAGGATGATCGACGCCAGGGCGAGATTCTTGCGGCGCTCTTCCTTCTGCCGCTCGGCCTCGGCCGCGCGTTGCTGCTCGGCGCGCTTGGCTTCCTCGTCTGCCGAGGCCTGGTATTCGGCATAGCGTGCCTTCAAGGTTTCGTAGGTGAACGTGGCTGACTCGAAGCCGTCGGACACCACAACATGCTTGGTCAGGTCGGCCAGGTAGCCGGCACCGACGGTCTTGTTTTTGGGAAAACGGGCACGCGAAGAGAGGTCGCGCTCGGACCAGCTATCCGGGATGCCGACAGCCTTCATCACGGCAATGACGCGCTCGCGGACTGCCTTATTGTTCTCGAGCGCCGGCAGGTTATGCTGATGCAACTCGACGTCCTTCGCGCGGGCGGCCTCAAGCTGTTGCATCGCGAAGGCAGCGATGCGAGCCGTCGTCGGCTTCGAGTAACTGGAATTCACGTAGGACGCGTAACCGGATGGGTGCGACTGGCACTTACCGACGAATCCGCACTTCTCGACCGGCATGGCCTTGGCGATTTCTTCCATGTCTCATCTGCGGTGTTGGGTGGGGCGGCCGGCGCTGATCTCCGGCCTACTGCTGCCCAGTTCAGTCACGAACCATATAGAGCAAGCAGCGAAGGGGGCTGAGCCTTCCGGGCGACTAGCCCCGGACTGCGTTCGCTTCCGTCTCGTCTGCGCATCAGCCTGCGCATCCGCCCCGTTGATTGGTACCGACTACGCTTCGATGCGCGTCTCGTCCTTGGCCAGATCGGAGCCGGCGAACGGGTCTTCGCTGCCGCCCGCCTTCTCGGCCGCGGTCTTCTTGCGCGAGCCTTTGGCACTTTCCGGCTTCAGTTCGGGCTGCTTCTCTTCGGGCGCGATCAGGCTGACCTCGATCTCGGTCTGCGCCATGTGGTCGATGCGGCCTTGCACATCGGCGCCAGGCTTCGAATAGGTGCTGAACATGACCACCACAGTGCCGCCCGGCTGCAGGTCCACCGAGAAATCGGAGAGCGCCACCTCGGCCAGCTTGATTTGCGACGCCTCAGTGGCGCCGCAGTGGTAGACCAGGCGATAGCCGGCCATTTCTTTCTTGAGCTTGAGCGGCATGTTGACCAGCGGCAGCTTGCGCTGGGTGAGGTCGAGGTCTTGGCGCGGCAGCGACAGCTCGCCCTGGCCTTCGTCGTTGGCCTGGCTCTTACCGTTGTCCTTCTCGTAGAAGGCCTTGCGCAGCCCCGGCTCCAGCACGTCCAGCACCGTGTTGTCGGTCTGGAACTCGAACTTGACGCTGCAGGCGTGCTCGCGCTTCTCGCCCTTGAACTCGGGCACGTTGGTGACGCTGCGGACCTTGACCAGCTTCTGGTCGATTTCGAACATCTTCATGGAATCTCTCCTGGAATGGTGGAACGGTTACCGCTGTGCTTTGGGCAGGCGCGCGTCGATGTCGCGGATGCGCGCAATGACGCGATCGGGCAGGGCGATCACGGGGCCGCCATCGAGCGCGGCAAACGCCGGCCGCAGCAGCTCCCGATCGATCGCGCTGAGCTGGGCGTGATCGCGGATGCGGAGCAGGGATTGCCAGATGGGCGATTCGATGGTCATGCCGCGTGCTCGTATGTCGAGAGGTCCATTTCGCAGAGCCAGCCGGTTACCTCGGTCTCGGTGGCTTCAAAGTGGCTGACCAGAGCGGCGATGATCTCGGCGTCCGAGGGGCGTGGAGTCGGGCGAGCCTGGCTCGGCATCTGGGTGACAGGTGTCGCGGCTGGCCGGCGGGCGGCCTGCTGGGCGACCGGAATAGGCGTTGGGGCCGATGCCGGGGTGGGCGCCGGAGTGGCTGCCTGTTCGGCTTCGCGAGCTGCTTTCTCTTCGGTGGCGCGCTTTTCTTCCGCCTCCCGCTGTAGCTTGGCTTCCTCTTCGCGCCGGATACGCGCGCGTTGCTCTTCTTCCTTGCGCAGCTCGTCGGCCTTGTGCTTATCAATACGGCTCGATACCACCAGACGCAGATCGTCTAGCTGCTTCGTGACCAGGCCTACGCGGTCAGCAAACAGGAACTCATAGCCCGCGACAGCCTCTTCGAGATAGGCGATGTTCGTGCGGATACGCTTGGCGGACGCATCGGCATCGATCTTGGCGTTAGCCAGTACGGTGCCAACTGCATCCCTGATGCTTTCCACCGAACGCTTGCCCTTTGCGGCGCCGGCGAAGTCGGGCATGCCCAACGCCACCCACGCTCCACCGGTCTCTGCTTGCAGACCGCGCACGTGCTTCTCGTAGGCGTCGCGGCCGCTCCGAATGATCGATTCCTTGATCTCGGTCTTCCGCTGGGTGACCAGTTTGTCCAGGTCCAGACGCACGCGACGAGCCTCGGCGCTGATGTCGTCGATCGTGCGGAAGAGCGCGTCGATGCTGGCTGTCTGCGACAGGGCATGCTGCTTGGCGGCCTGCAACTTGGTCTCCACCTCGCCGCACCATTTCACCGTTTTCTCGGCATCGGCGAAGTCCTGGTCGGAGGACAGATCGCGATTGATCGCACGGAAGACGGCCACGGCATGATCGCGGAATTCAGTCAGGTTGCTGGCCGTGACGTGCCCGGTTACCTCGACGAGCAAGGCGGGCAGGGTTTCTGGCGTGCGGCCGAGAGGCTTTACTTCTACAGGCTGCGGCACATAGTTGGCTAGATCCATTTCGAACTGAGCCCAACCGGCGCGGATACGCTCGAACCATTCCTGGCTCGGTGCGACGTCAACCCAGACGAAGCGATCACGGGTGCCGTCAGACACCACGAAGCGTACGCGCTCGGCGCCAGTGACCAGCATGATCTGTTGGCACTGTGGCATATGGCTGTCCGGCACATTGCCGTTCTCAACCTGCAGTGCCAGCTCTTCGTTCCACTGCTTGTGCTCGAAAGCGATGTCACCGGCCATAGTCAGGCCATCGCAGGACGCCGACAGCAAGCCATCCGAACAAGTGACCGGATACAGGTCCTCGCCGAGGTCTTCTTCGACCAGTGGCCGGGCGAGCGCTTCCACCGAGTGGCCGTGGTCGAGGATGCGTTCCTGGACGAAGTCGCTAAATTCCTTCGGCGTGCCGGTGTGCTTGATGTGAAGCAGTTCGGTCCGCTTGGTGTTGGGCGAAAGGCCCAACATGGCTGCGGCTTCGCTAGCGCCGAAGTACTGCAGGCGGAAGTTCTGCCACTCCGGGGTGCCTTGCACCAGGTTCTGGATCTGCATTTAGTTGCCCTCCGTTGGAGCCTGGCCCCACGACGCGATCTCCATCTTCTGGTCGTCGGTCAGCGTTTCCTTGGTTTCGATCATGGCGATCAGGTCATTGACGGTCTTCTGACCGGACTCGATCGCCTTCTTCCAGCCCAGAGCCTTCTTCTTGAAGGACTCATCAGTGCAAGCTGGCTTCTGCTTCGGATCGGCACCGGGCTTTCCATCGGCGGACTTTCCATCGGCGGGCGTTCCGCCGGATTGCTCCGCCTTGTTTTCCATGACCGACTTCCATGTGGCTTCGCCGTCTTTGATCGCGCCGTATATGCCACGCAGATCAACCAGTTCGGTGGGCGAGCAGCTGTCGAGGGGGTGTCCGAGATACGTGACCAGGTCAGCAACCTTCACACCGATACCAGCGAAGGCATCGGCTACCTTCTTGCGCTCAGCGTCGGGATCACGTGCGGCTTCATCCATGCGGACGCTTTTGATGATGGCCTCAGCCTCGTCCTGCATGTCGCCGGGGATGATGCGCAGGCCCAGCGTGCGCATCGCCTTGGAGATCTGCGCCGAGCGTTTGTTGAGGAGATCGTCTTCGTTCGCCGGAACGGTGTAGACATCCTTGCCGTAGCTGTTCTTGCGGACCGAGATGAAGCTGCCGTCGTCCATGGGCTTCGAACGCTCGACCGTCTTCGACACGCGAACATCGAGCGGATAGGTCAGGTTCGACTCAAGGTCAGTCACCGACACGCGGTGCACTTCCTTGCCCTCGTCCTCGAAGATCATGGTCGTCTCGACCAACACGTTCGTCATGCAACGCAGGGCCACTTCTACGAAGCGGATGCCGAGGCCTTCCACGCCTTGGCCAATCGGCTTGCGGTAGTAGGCGCTCTTGTTGTGGGCGAACGAGGGGCGGCGGCACTCACGCAGCAAAGTCTGGCGCACCTGATCCCAGTTGCGCGGGCGTTGCATTGCCATGATGTAACGGGCCTCGACCATTGCCTTCGCCTGCGCGGCGACGGCCGTCGAGGCGGTCTCGACCAGGGCGGTGGTAGTTTGCTGCGAGCCGAATTCGTTGCGCACGGCAAGGGCTGAAGTCATGGTGTCGATCTCCTGGTGGAATTGGGTCAGGCGGCCGGCATCTTCTCGATGCAGGCATAGGGGAAGCGCTCGGGATTCGGCTTGATGTACCGGCCGAAGTGCGAGCCGAACGACTCGGCGCCGCGGAAGGCTGCCCAGTTCTCGGGCGTGAAGCTCGAGTAGTGGTAGAGCGACGTGGGCACGCCGGTCTTGCGATCCTTGAAGCGGATGGCCAGGGTCTCGGTGACTTCGTCGTAGCCGATGCTGTGGATCTGCGACGACTCGACAGCATCCATGGCGATGACGGGGATGGCGGTGGGCATGGTCTTTCTCCTGCTGGGTGGATGGGTTACGCGACGCGCACGCCGTGCTTGTCGTAGGTGCCGCGCTGAGGAGCGTGCTTCTGGTCGAGCAGCCAGCGATCGCCGAGGGCGGCGATGGACTTTTGCCGCAAGCCTTCGCGGCGCGCGTCATCGCGCTCGGCGGGCGACAAGCCGGTGTCGACGTGGCGCAGGTCTTCCATGCGTGCGGGTGTTCTCATGTCAGCCTCCAAAAATTGGGATCAGGTTTGCTGCGGCGAGCACCACGATGGCCGCGGCCGTGGCCCATTTCAGGCGGCGATTCCACTTGGTCTGCATCGCGGCGCGGATGATCGGGTCGTAGGGGTTCACGATTGCTCTCCTGCCAGGTAAGCATCGATCGCCTCGCGGGCGTTCTTGCCCTCGGCGACGGCATGAAGCCCGACGCTGACGATCTCCGGCGGATAGCCGTAGAGGTTGTGCTTCTGCTCGATGCGCACGAGAGTGGTCAGGTCGCTGTCGATCATGGCGCGCGTGTAGCGCTCGGCATCTGATGGCGCTTTCGCCTTGGCCGCCTTACTCACGCAAGCGCCACTGCATTCCCCAGTCGGGTAGTCGCAGCCCGACGAGGCGTGGGGGCAGGTCGTCGTGCTCATGCTGCCCTCCCGATCCGTTGCGTCGAGGTGGCTGCCGCCTGGGCATTTCCCAGCAGCAGCTCTGCGTACAGCAGGACTTCGGTCTTCGCGATCGGGCCCCACGCCACACGGCGCTCGGCCGCGGCGATGTAGTTGGAGAGCAGGGTGGCCGCGTCCTTGCTGGCGGCGAGGCGCTCGAGGAACGCCTTCTCGCCGGCCGTGCCGTACAAGCGGTTGTCGTTGGCCGTGGTCATGCGGCCTCCCGGCTGTCGAGGGAGTAGGACGCGAGCAGCTCGAGGTGGGCGATGAACCCTGCGGCCAGGTTGTCGACCATTGACGATGACACGTTCCCGTCTTCGAAGACCAAGGCGATGTCGGAGGAAATGAAGGCAGGGGTCAGGCCGGGCGCCGGGGTGGTGAACTCGCCGACGACGGACCAGAACAGGCCCTCGGCCAGCACTACTGCCGTGCGCTGGTCAGCGCGGATGGCTTGCTTTCGGAAGGGGCGCGCGATGCGGCGCAGGCGGGCGGTCATGTCAGACCTCCACCGGGTAGAAGTCCTTGGCAACCAGCGTCATCTCGATGCGCGTGCCGTGGAAGCTGGCGATCTGCGTGCCGGCGCCCAGGTAGTCGCGCAGCGGGCCGGCGTACGGCTTCAGCGCTTTGACCTGCGACGTACCAGCGCCGATCAGGTCGATGTAGTCGCCGACTTTGATGTCGGCGCCGGACTTCAGGGTTGTGGTGGTGTGCATGGCTGGCTCGTCTCGGACCGTCTATGGCTCAAATGCTAGGCCATAGACGGCTTGTGAGTCAAGCCATATTCGGACTGATGTGACGAAAAAAAATCCCGCCTGGGCGGGATCGGGTGACGGGGCGTCGGCTCAGCGACTACTTGGACGGGGATGCCTTCCCGGGCGCTCGGGTGGCGAATGTCGTGGACAACACCTTCAGGCCGCCACAGGCGAGGGTGAGAAAGCCATCGTTGGGAGAGAAGGTTGCTTGCCTGTCGGCGGTGAAGTAGCCCTGGGCGGTGCAGGCCATTGTGATCTCATAGCCTTTACCAAGCCCTTCTGGAACTTCGCCTCCGGGAAAGAGGGCGTGTACCGGTTTATCTCCCAGTCCTAAGATGGGCACGACGGCGCGGCCGGATGGCAGTCTCTCTGGCGCGCCTATAACCATTTCGTGTGGAAACTGAAGTTCCACATTCGTGTATTTCTTGGAGGCTATCATTGGATCGCGAGAATAATCTAACGCGACTTGTCCAACGCTAGTTTTTCCGTAATACCACTGCTGTGCGGATGCAGTTCCGATCAGACCAAGCAGAACTCCTATTGCGACTGCGGTCGATGCGATTTGAGTTCTCATAATCTCTTCCCTCGCCAGGCAAATACTACTCGGCCAAGAACCTGAAATTTTTCCCGTTCACCATTCTCAATCAGATAGGGCTCATAAGCCTTATTGTCCGAAATCATCAGAACCGACCCATCGGGGCGTCGCTGCAGCCGCTTCACGTATAGTTCGTCGCGGAGCGCCAAGACGTAGACAGCATCGATCTTCACTTCATTGACGCCGCGATCCACCCACAGCATATCGCCATCGCTGAATGTCCCCTCCATGGAGTCGCCAAATGCCGGTAGGAGGGCGAGATTTCTGGGGCTGCTGATTGACGGAAGCGTATCGCGAATCCATGTATGCGTTACTTGGATGCGCTCGATTACATTATCGTAATCGGGTATTGGGAAGCCATCGCCCATTGAAACTCGTGCGTCGAATATCGGCACGCTAACGGTATTTTCGCGGCCTTCTTTATTTTTGTATTCTGCAAGACGCGCGGCCTCAATAATCTCTCGATCCTCGTGGGAGATGCCGTGGACATCAGTCTCCCCGTAGAGAAAACTGACGGGAACATTGAACGCCTCTGCTATCCGTTTGAGGTTGTCCGCTGTTGCGTTGACCTCGCCGCGGCGGATGCGACCGATCGTTGTCTGTCCAATACCGGTTCGCGAGGCGACCTTCTGTTGCGTGCCAAGGGATGGAACCGCTGCCATCAGCTCTGTGAGTCGCTTGCCGACGATGTCTTTGGGCTGTTCTTTCATGTAACCAATTATGGATTGCATCATCGTCCCTTTGCGGCTTGCCTCATTAGCCATAGACGGTCTATACTTCGCGGAAACACAACTGCGGAGTCATAAATGGCCCAAGTCGAGAAGCTGTCGGTGTTCGTGAAACGCCGGCTGAACGAGTCGCGTGGCCGCTGGCCGGATGTCGCGCGCGGCTCCGGCGTGCCGATTTCGACGGTGCGCAAAATCGCTCAGGGTCAGATTGCCGACCCTGCCGTCAGCAAGGTTGAGGCGCTCGCCGACTACTTCGTGAAGCTGGATGCGTTTGAGGCGGACGTCCGCGCGAGCGCCCACGTGGCGGAGGCGGCATGAAGCGCCTATACGCCCGACTCGTGCTGTGGCTGATCCGGCCGGCGATCGAAGAAGCGAGAGCGGAGTGGGCCGCCAAGGCCGACGCGCTCGACGCCCTCAGGCAGACCGAAGGGTATCGGTCAGCTTTTTCGCGTGAGGCGCAAGCCTTTCTTTCCAAGTTAAAGGATCTGCCGTGTGGCGAATGACCGATTCGTCGGCGGCGATTCGAAGCGTGAAGCTCTGCAGGAAGTCGTCTCGCTGCTGCTTCGTCTGCTGCGCGAGCGCGGTCAGCAACGCGATTTCGAGCACTTTCACTCGGTCCGCAAGATCCGCCAGCGCGCCGCTTTCCGGCAATTGATTTCCAGTCACTGGAGCCTCCTTTCATGACAAGGGTTGACGTAGGGGTACGTAATTCTGGCATGGCTGGAAGCTCCGCCCTTTCTTGTGCGCTCATGGCATCACCAAACCACAGGCTCGACGCCGAGATGAGCATTCAACCCCTTGCGCGTCAGCACTGGACCTTCGCCCCACGACAGCCGGGCGGGGTGATACAGGTCGGCCGCACCGGTGGATCGGAACAGCTCGACCAGGTTCGAGCGCATGAAGCCCAGGTAGTGGAGGTACATCACGTGCATGAACAGCGCCTCGCGATTCCCTGCGGTCAGTTCGCCCAGCACCTTGTCCGGCTCCGGCAAGGGCTCGGGAAAGTGCACCGCCAGCGCGGCCAGGATGCGCAGCAGCAGCTCGTGCTCGAGTTGGTAGCTGCCGCCGCCGCGTTTTTTCTTTGCCATTGCGTCTCCGATGTTCCGTCGATGGGACGAATTTTCGTTCATTCCCATTGATAACTGGCGAGAACTAGGGATAAGACATGAAATCAACCGTTATCAAGCAGGCCGAAGGGCAGCTCGTTCTCGACTTCGAGCCGGGCCTCACCGAGCGGTATTCGAGCGTGCGCGATGTCGTCGCTACAGGTGTCTATCAGCGTGGCCTGAAGCGCATCGCGATCGAACTGGACATGGCGCCCAGCAATCTGAGCGTGCAACTCTCGGACGACCCGAGCCGACATTTCTCTCTCGACTCGGCTGAGCGCTACATGGAGCGCACTGGCGACTACACGCCGATCTACTACTGGGTCGAGAAGTTCCTCGGTGACAAGCGCAACACGAAGCAGGCCGCGCTCGAGCAGATCCAGGCGCTCGGGCCCGAGTTCCTCGCGTTGCTGAAGAAGGCGGGGATCACCGCGTGAAGCTCGATCACTGCTACCTGGGCGACTGCCGCGACGTCATGCGATCGCTGATCGCCGACGGCGTGCGTGTGCAGTGCATCGTCACCAGCCCGCCGTATTGGATGCTCCGCGACTATGGGCACGCGGGCCAGCTTGGGCAGGAGCCCACCCTGCGCGACTTCCTGGACAACATGGTCGAGGTGTTCGATCTCTGCCGCCAGCTGCTCACCGACGACGGCACTCTGTGGCTGAACATGGGCGATAGCTATGCCGGCACGCGCGGTGCAGCCTGGGGCCCGTCGCCGGCCGCAACTGAGGCGCGAGCGATGACCGCGAGCCGCCGGCGTGATGACACGCCAATTCCGCGTAGCGACGTGCGCGTGGAGGGCCTCAAGCCGAAGGATCTCGTCGGCCAGCCGTGGCGCCTGGCCTTCGCGCTGCAGGATGCCGGCTGGTGGCTGCGTCAGGACATCATCTGGCACAAGCCGAATCCGATGCCGGAAAGCGTGCGCGATCGCTGCACCAAGGCGCATGAGTACCTATTCCTACTGACGAAGAGCGAGAAGTACTTCTACGACTTCGACGCCATGCAGGAGCCGGTCAGTGGTACGGCCCACGCACGTGGATCTGGCGTCAACCCGAAGGCAGCGCCGAGCGGCTGGGATACCGCGCCTGGTGGCCATCGCGCTCTGACTGGCCGATATTCCGGCACCGGGGTCGGATTCGGTCGCGGCTACGACAAGATGCCCAAGCCGCGCGTGAAGCAGAACGCGTCGTTCTCGGGATCTGTCACCAAGCTGGTCGACACGCGTAACCGGCGCAGTGTCTGGACCATCCCGACCCAGTCGTTCGACGGCGCGCACTTCGCCACCTTCCCCGAGGCGCTTGTCGAACCGTGCGTTCTTGCCGGCAGCCGAGCGGGCGACATCGTCTTCGATCCGTTCATGGGATCCGGCACGGTGGCCAGCGTTGCCCAGCGGCTCGGCCGCCGGTGGCTCGGCTCCGAACTCAATCCCGATTACATCGCCCTGCAGGCCGAGCGCACGCGCCAGCCCGCCCTGGCGCTCGAGGTTGCAGCATGACCGATCTTCCGAATCCCCTCACACCCACCGACTGCGACCTGACTGGCTATCGCTGGATGCCGCTCGACGTGATCCGCGTTATCGACAGTGACACGTTCGGTATCTCGACCGGCGACGAGTTCAAGACGGCCTTCCGTCTCTGGGCGAAGTCCTGGCAGCAGGTGCCGGCCGCCAGCCTTCCCGATGACGATCGCGTGCTGGCCCATCTGGCCGGCCTATCCGAGAACCTCACCAAATGGAAGAAGGTCCGGGAGGTGGCTCTCCGCGGCTTCATCAAATGCAGCGACGGTCGCCTCTACCACCCGGTGATCGCCGAGAAGGCCATCGAGGCCATGGGCAAGCGCGAGGAACATGCCGAGCGCGAAGAGAACGAGCAGAGCCGCCAGCAGCGTTACCGCGAGCGTCGCAAGGAGATGTTCGAGACGCTTCGTGCTCACGGAATTGTTGTCCCCATGAAGGCAAAGATGGACGAGCTTGAGCGTCTTGTCGCGTCTCTTCCAGCGTCACCGGGCGTAACGGGTGATACGCAAAGCGTAACGCAGAGCGTAACAGGTGATACGCCAGGAGACGTAACGGCAAACGCCTCAGCCACGTCTCAGCCACGCGACAGCCACGGCTATGACATGGACATGGACATAGACAAGGACAAAAAGAGTAAACCCAAGGGTACTAACACACGCCTTGGTGACTCCGAAGCAGCGTGCGTGCGTGCGACTCCCGGGCAGTTGTCCGCCGCCATGCGCAAGCACGGCATCAGCTCCCAGCCGGGGGACCCTCGCATCGTGGCCGCATCCAACGCGGGCATGACGGTCGAGACCATCACGGCCGCGTCGCTGGAAGCACAGGCGAAGAAGCCGAACGAATCCATCAAGCCCGGGTACGTCCTCGCGATCGCCAATGCCTGGCACGCCGAGGCGAGCGCGCCGCAACCAACGCCGACCCGCCAGCCCCCTCCTGCGCACCGGATGAACTCCGACGAGCAGCGCCGCGCCATCAGCGACGCGAACGGCGCCGCCTGGCTCGCGCAGAGCCAGCCCAGTGACCCAAACGTCATCGACATGGAGACCTGACCCATGACCCCGGCCGACAAGTCCGCGTTCTTCGCCATGCTCTCGCGCACGTTCCGCACCCTGCGGCAACCCGTGCCCGAGCCCGAAATCCTCGACGTGTGGTGGGCAAAGCTGGAGCCGTACCCGGTCGAAGCCGTGGCGGCAGCGTTCTCGAAGCACGTCGACGTCAGCCGCTTCGCGCCGACACCCGCCGAGATCCTCGAGCACCTGCCCAAGCGCGGCGACGACCGCCCGGAGGTCGACGAGGCATGGGCGATCGCCATCCGCGCCGCCGACGAGCGTGACACGGTCGTGTGGACCACCGAGATCGCCGAGGCGTGGCAAGTCGCCCGCCCCGTGTTCCACGGTGACGAAATCGGGGGCCGCATGGCGTTCAAGGCTGCATATGCCCGGATTGTCGATCGAAATCGAGGCCTCAACGTTGCCGCTCAATGGCTCGTCTCGCAGGGTCATGACGCCGCCCAGCGCGAGGAAATCGTCTCGCGAGCCGTGCTGGAAGGGCGCCTGCAGCTCACCCATGCGCAGGCCGCTGTGCCTTTGCTGGCGGGGGATTCTGAGGAACCGGAACCCGGCGTCGACGTGGCCGCGAACCTCAAGCGGATCCGGGAAATGCTCGCGGGCATGGGGACCGCCAGAGAGCGCAGCCAGGCCGAACGGCAGCGCCGCGCACGTGAGACCGCCGATCGGCTGGCCGACGCCAAGAGCGAGACCGCGCGCCGTGTGGCGGCATACGAGGGGGCACGGCCATGAACGCGCATCAGCGACGTGTTGCCCGCAGGAAAGCTCGTCGCCTTCTCGCCCGACTCGCACCGTGGGTCATTGCGCTTGCGGGGGCCATGGCTCGCTTAGAAGCCGCGATCAATGCCGCGGTGGCGGCGTTTGCTGCATGGGGCAGCCGCGGCCTATTGAGCGTGATCGAGACCACGGAGGACGTATGAGCACCGCATCCGACACCACCTGGGGCATGTGCGAGGCCCACGGCTGCAAGCTGCTCGGGACTGTCGGCCAGGGCGGCAAGTGGTTCTGCTTCTGCCACGGCACCGGCAGCCACGCCCGGCATGACGCCATCACCGTCGTGCTGAACCGGCACGAGTTCCTGGTGAACGCCACGCTGGATATTCGGCGCTACTGCGGCACAGCCGACTGGGAGCAGGTGTACCGCAGCGTGCAGAAGCTGCTCGCGGAGAACGGCCGGCCCGATCTGATGTTCTCGCAGGCCGACCGCGGCAGCGTGCGCCGCTGGCTCGCGCGCCTCGAATCCACGCTGCTCGGCATGGTGACCGACACCGGCAAGCAGCAGCGCATTGTTCCCACCGGCACGGTCGTCGGCCCGACCAGCGCACCCGTGCACTTCGCGGAGACCGACGCATGACCGACCTTTTCGCAATGATCGAGCGCGCCGAAGTCACTGAAGCGCAACGGAATTCCCTCGCAGCAACGGGTACGCCGGCCACGAAGATCACTCTGACGCTGCCGTACCCGATCAGCGCAAACCGCTACTGGGCATCGCGGTTGGTGAAGCCGAAGGCCGGCCCGTCATTCGTCAGCACCTACGTGACAAAAGAGGCGCAGGAGTACAAGGCCGAGGTTGGCTGGCTGGCGAAGGCCGCCGGCGTGCGCGTGCCGCTGGCCGGCCGGGTGGCCGTGGCCTACACGCTCTATCCGAAGCGCCCCCAGGACTGGAAAACGCGCCAGCGCAAGCTGGGCGACGCCTGGCAAGACACCGTGCAATGCATCGACCTCGACAACGCGCAGAAGGTGTTGCTCGACGCGCTCAAAGGCGTTGCCTTCGAGGATGACGTGTGGGTGCGCCGCATCACGGCAGAGCGCGCCGAGCCTGATGGCGAGGCCCGGGTTGTCGTGACGATCACCCCGATTCTCGTAGCAAAACCGCAGTTCGACCTCTTGGAAGCATGACATGACCGTTGCAGAAATCATCTACCTCCTGGCCGGCGTCATCGCCGGCGTGGCCATCTCCGTCGTCGCGGGCATGTTCTTCGTCGGGCGCCGTCCGGAAGACGACGAGCAGTACCCGGTCGGCGGGACGGATTGACCATGGAACGCACGTACAGGATCTCGATCCGTTGCAGCCTCGCATGGTGGGTGCGGCCATATGTGGCCGTGCTCAAGGCGCTGGTCTTCGTCACTGGGCGCATGCCGAGCGACGCGCACCTCGAAAAGGTCGTGCACCGGGCCGTACGGACGAAGGTCATCACGGCGCCGGCCGACTGAGCACCACGCTACGCCGATGCGCACTCGGCCGCTGGCTCCTGCGACACGGGCGACATTCCTTTCGGAGCATCCAGCACATGGAAAACCAACACCGCAAGATCACCGGCTACCGCGAACTGAGCGAGGCCGAAATCAGCCTGATGAACCGCATCAAGGAGAAGGGCGCGGAGCTTCTGGCGCTGCAGACGGAGCTGGCCGGCTACCTGTCGACCCAGGCTGAGACCAAGGCATTCGAGGCGAAGCAATCAAAGCTGGCTCCGGAGGATGAAGCCTCGCCGGAATGTGTCGAGCTGCGTCGCTTCCTTGCAGCCGAGCCACAGCGTTGGGCCGCCATCGGCAAGACCGACATCCAGACCGGGATCATGGCTCTGGTGCGCGCCGTGGCGCAGCCGGCAGTCTGATCGCACGAACAACCGAAGAAACGGCAAAGGAAACGGAAATGAGCAACGAAGCAACGCGATTCTCGGCAGACCGCCAACCCACGCGCCGCCGCGGCAAGGAATTGCGCACGCGGATCCTCGAAGCCATCAAGGAAGAGACCAAGCTCAACGAGAAGGGCTTCTACAAGCAGGTCGCAAAGATGGCGATCACGAACGGCGAAACGTTGATGATGAAGGAACTGCTCACCCGCGTTGCGCCGGCCGCCAAGCCTGTCGCTCCCGCCGTGCAGTTCGACTTTCCCGAGAACGGCACGCCGGTCGCCCAGGTCGACGCCGTGCTGCGCGCCGTCGCCGCTGGCAAGGTCTCGCCGGACGTAGGCCAGCAGCTCGTGTCCATGATCCGGGGCAAGCTCGACGTGCTCGAGATTAGCGAACTTGCCGACCGCTTGGCGGCCGTCGAGAAGGCGCTGGCCGCGCAGGGGAAGTGAACAAGCCGCCTGTCGGCCCACCGCCGCGCACCGAATCAACTGCAGCGGCGGGGAACGCCTATTTCGCCGCTCTCCTACTGGCGGCGTTTTTTCTTCTTTGGATGTTGTGACGATGCTCAATGCAGTTAGGAAGAAATGAGCCGGCGCCGCCTTTCCCATGCAGCTATCTCCCGGGTCGAGAACTACTTCTCCGGCGTCGCCACCGAAGAGCGTCCGGCGGTGTTCGGCATCGTCGACATGGCCGGGAACGTCATCAAGCGGGTCAGCGTCGACGGGCAGGAGACGGACGCCGAGCCGACCGTCCTGATCGCCCAGAAGCTCGAACGCCTCATCTATCCCAAGCGGTACAAGATCGTCTACGGTGGGCGCGGGTCGATGAAGACCCGCACCATCGTCTCCATCCTCACGGCCAAGTCACAGGCCGCCCGGCGCCGCGTGCTCTGCCTTCGCGAGATCCAGAACTCGATCGAGGAATCCAGCTACCAGGAGATCGCCGAGGAAATCGATCGGCGCGAGCTGGGCGACTCGTTCCGCCAGCTCAAGAAGTCGATCCGCGTGCCGGCGAACGGCAGCTCGTTCTCGTTCCGTGGCCTGTTCCGCAACCAGCGGGCGCTGAAGGGCTTCACCAACGCCACCGATGCTTGGATCGACGAGGCCGAGAACATCTCGCGCGACTCGTATTCCATCCTGGCGCCAACGATGCGGGCGAAGGGCTCCGAGATCTGGATCTCGTTCAACCCGAACCGCGAGACGGACCCCACCTGGGCGGACTACGTTGCACCGTACGTCGACAAGATGGTCGATGGCATCTACGAGGACGACGAGACGCTGATCATCCGATGCAACTGGTCGGATAACCCGTGGTTCCCGGAGGAATTGGAACTCGAGCGGCAGCGGATGCTGCGTACCGATATCGACCGTTATAACTGGATTTGGGAAGGAAAATTCAATAAACGATCCGACGAATTGATATTTTCCGGTAAATGGCGAACTGCTGAATTCGACGCGCCAGACAATGCGCGATTCTTTTTTGGCGCTGACTGGGGATTTGCGAAAGACCCGACCACGCTTAATCGGTGCTTCGTCAAAAACAATACGTTGTTCATTGATTTCGAGGCACATGGCCAGAAGGTCGATTTGGATGAGATCTGGAAGCTCTTCGCCGGCAAGGAAGGAATGCGGCCCGATCAGAAGGCGAAATGGCGCCACGCCGACGAGCTCAAGTACAACGGCATCCCAGGCGCGCGGCGCTGGAAGATCAAGGCCGACTGTGCGCGTCCGGAGACGATCAGCCTGGTGGCGAAGCAGGGATTCAACATCGATGCCGCGAAGAAGTGGGGCGGCTCGGTCGAAGACGGCATCACGTTCCTGCGCGGCTTCGACGAGATCGTGATTCACCCGCGCTGCGTGCACACCATTGAGGAATTCTCCAATTACTCTTACAAGGTCGATAAAACAACGGGCGACGTTCTGCCTATAATCGTCGACGCGTGGAATCACCATATCGACGGCATTCGGTATTCGATGGATGGCTATATCCGTGGACGCGGGAATGGTCTGAATATCTCGGAGGATGCAATGCGCGCCGTAATGGGGTAATTAAATGCCAATTTTCCGCGATTTAAACCACTTAACGGAGCATCACAAAATGCGCACCCGCACGATCCTCATGGCCGTCCTGGGCTTGTCCCTCGCTTCCTTCCGCATGGTCGACGACGCCCCCTCGGCGGCGCAAACCGACGCCGCTGCACCCGCGGAAGACACCACCGCTGCCAGCACGACCGACACCGGCGCCGCTGCGCCGGCTGAATCGGGGGAAGGCGCGGCCGCTGCCTCCAGTGCGGCCGATACCCCCGCAAGCGACGTTGCCTCGTCTGCGCCGACTGCCTCCGCCGGCTCCGACACCGCGGCCGCCACTGATCCGGTGCCCCCGGTGCTGGTCGACGTGGAGGACCATGCCGAGGCGCGCGATCGCTTCGCTGGCCTGATGGCGAAGCTGCACGCCTTCGAGCACGAGACCGTGGCCGAACTGAAAGCCGACCTGCACGCCATTGGCACGCTGCTGGGCCTGCACTCGCTCGCGTCGTCGTCGGCCGAGACCACCGGCGACTACAAGCCGACCGACCTGTCGTAACCCAACCCGGCACGCCATGCTCGAGAGATTCCGTTCCCTTATCGGCGGCGTGCCGCTCGTTTCCCCTGATGCAGCGCGCACCAGCGCCGCGCAGATCCAGCGCGTCGAACCGAGCTGGCCCGCCCAGGCCGGCCCGCAGCGCAGCGGCCTGAAGATCAGCCCGACGGTCATCGATGCGCTCGTGGCGCAAGACGCCGCCGCCGGCGCCGCTGTGGACTGGCAAGCCAAGTTCAAGCCACCGGTTGTCGCGCCTGGCACCGTGCCGAAAGGCGAAGGCGCACCGGAAGTGGCAATGGACTCGGTGTGCGACAACCTGGCCGGCACGATCGGGCTGTGTGGTGGCCTCACCCAGATGTCCGGCGTCGATTTCATCGGCTACGCCGCGCTGTCGTTGCTGTCGCAGCATCCTTTGATCCGGGCCATGGTCGAGACGCTGGCCGACGAGATGACTCGGAAGTGGATCGAGTTCTATGGCCAGGGCACCGAAGAATCGGATGCGGATCGCGTCAAGGAACTCCAGGCGGCCACCGAGAAGTACTTCCTCAAGGCCAAGTTCAACACGGCGATGAAAAAGACCGGCTACTTCGGTGGCTGCATGCTTTTCATCGACATGGGCGACGACACGAGCACGCCTGCCGGCCTGGCAGAAGTTGCGACGCCGCTGACCCTGGATTCGGCGAAGATCACGAAGGGGTTGTTCAAGGGCTTCCGCGTGATCGAGCCGATCAACTGCTATCCCGCGCCCTACAACGCAGACAACCCGCTGAAGCCGGACTACTACCATCCGACGAAATGGCTCGTGCAGGGGCGCACTGTCCACGGCTCGCGCATGCTGCACTTCATCCAGAACGAGCCCCCCATCCTGCTCAAGCCAGCCTACAACTTCTTCGGTATCCCGCTGGCGCAGATGGCGCTCGATTACGTCGATCGCTTCGACACCGTGCGCATCGCGGTGGCCAAGCTCGTCAAGCGGTTCAGCACGTCGATCCTGAAGACCGACATGAGCCAGCTTCTCAACGGTGGCAGCTACGAGGATGCAGCGTCGCTGAAGGCGCGCGCCATGATGTGGAGCCTGTTGGGCTCGAATGATGGTCTGATGGCGCTCGACAAGGAGGCCGAGGAATTCGTCCAGGTGAACACGCCTTTGACTGGCCTAGGCGACATCGTTTCGCAGCAGCTCGAGCTGCTCGCCGCCATCAGCCGTACGCCGGCCGTCAAGCTGCTCGGCATCTCGCCGAAGGGCTTCAACTCGACCGGCGAGTATGACGAGGCGAACTGGTACGACCATGTGGGCAGCCAGCAGGCCAACGTTTTTGGCGACAATCTGACCAAGGCCATCAAGATCATCCAGCTTTCCGAGTTCGGCACGATCGACGACGATCTGACGTACCGGTTCGTGCCCCTGCACGAGCAGTCGGAAACCGAGAAGGCCACCAACCGCAAGGCAAACGCCGATACCTTCGCGATCTACTACGACCGCGGCGTGCTTGGTGCGGAGGAAGAGCGTGCGCGCCTCTCTGCCGACCCGGACAGCGGCTATGACTCGCTCGACGTCGATGATCTGCCAGAACCGCCTGCAAGCATGGGCGCGCCCGGTGAACGAGACAGCAACAGCGCCGGAGACGTTTGATGCCGGCGCGCGCCCCGAAAGCGCGCGGCGAGATGCGCCCCACGCGCCCGAGTGCTACAGCGCGCATCACGTACCAGCGTTCGCTCGAGCAGCTCATCGACGAGATGCACCGCTCGACGCTCTACTGGCTCAAGGCCACCTACCGCAGCCGGGAATCTGAGATCGCCCTCGACGCCAGCCCAGCCCGAGCCCTGGCCGATGAACTCCGGCGCCGCGCTACGCAGTGGCGCAAGATGTTCGCCGAGAAAGCGCCCAATCTGGCCGAGTCGTTCGTCGAGAAGATCGACCGCCACGCCACCAACGCGGTCAAGCAATCCGTGGTGGCTGCCACGGGCCTGTCGGTCTCGGTCAAGGACACGCTGGTCACCAACACGGTGATGCAGGCGACCGTGCAGGAAAACGTCTCGCTGATCAAGTCGATCCAGTCGGAATACGCGAGCGATGTGGAAGGGCTGGTCATGCGCAGCGTGGCCGCTGGCCGCGATCTGCAAACGCTCACCGATGAGCTGCAGCAGCGTTACGCGATCACCAGGCGCCGCGCGAAGCTGATCTCCAACGACCAGAACAACAAGGCCACCGCCCAGATGGCGCGTGCACGGCAGCTTTCGCTGGGTGTCACAAAGGCCAGGTGGATGCATACCGGCGGCGGAAAGAATCCTCGGCAGTCGCACGTCCATGCCAATGGGAAGGTATTTGAATTAGCCAAAGGTTTGTATATTGACGGCAAATGGACATTTCCCGGCGAAGAGATTAATTGCGGGTGTGTCGCTGCGCCAATCATTCCGGGTGTTGATGATGAAGATGAATAATTCAGACGTAATTCTCGCTTTTGATCGTGAATCGGTCAGAAAATATGACACTGACGGTCGAATGTCCGTGCAGGTCAGCCGCATCTCAAAAGCCGGGGTGAATCCGTACTATGGGCGCGAGATTGTGAAGTGGGACGAGCTCGGTCTCGATCCGGATCGGGTCTACAACCTCTTCCGTCCGCCTGAAGAGCTGCGCCGGGCGGCCTCCACGTTCAACAAGATCCCCATCCTGGCTATTCACAAACACGTCAGTGCAAAAGACCCGAAAAAAGAACTGATTATCGGCACTACCGGTTCGAATTCGGCATTTGACGGTGAATATCTAACGAATGATTTGGCATTCTGGGATGCTGAATTCATATCCAAAATTGAGTCAGACGAGCAACGGGAATTGTCTAGTTCCTATCGTTACACTCCCGTTTTGGAAAATGGCTCATATAATGGTCAGCCATACGATATAAGGATGACGGAGATTGAAGGAAATCACGTCGCCTTGGTCGTTGAGGGCCGCGCCGGTCCGGATGTGCTGGTCTTCGATTCCCAAATCCAATCCCCTGAAAAGGTACGAACCGTGAAACTGAACCCGAAGCAAATGGCCGCGCTGAAGAAGCGCTTGCCGCAGCTCAAGGTGGCGATGGACGAGGGCCTCGACACCGAAGCCGCCGAAACGGCGCTGGAAGAGGCCCTTGAGGAAGTGCAGGCGCTCGGCGAAGACCCGACGCAGGCGCAAGACAACGGAAATGCCGAAGTCGTGGGCTTGCTCAAGCAACTGCTCGCCAAGCTGGAAGGCAACGGTGGCGCCAACGACGAGGACGAGGAAGCCAAGCGCAAGGCTGCCCAGGACGAGGAAGCGTGCGCCGAGGAAGCCCGCAAGGCCGAGGAAAGCAAGAACGCCTGCGCCATGGACGCCAAGATCAAGACGGCAACCGATTCGGTGCGCCAGTCGATCGAGGGCCGCTTCCGCGCCGCCGAGAAGGTTGTCCCGATTACCGGCCGGATCGACGCCATGGCGTTCGACTCGGCGGATTCGATCTATGCCCACGCTCTCAAGGTCGGCGGCATGGATCCCGAGAAGCACGACAAGGCGGCCTATGCCGGCATCGTCGACGTGCTGATCACCAAGCAGCATTCGCCGACGCCGGTAGCTGCCGCGGACGCTGCCGATGCCGACGCGCTGCTCAAGCAGTTCCCGGCGCTGGCCAAGATCAACCACGCGTAAGGACGACCGACCATGCCTTTCCCGAACGCAGTACGTCAACAGCCCGAGGTCGGCGTGCCGGGCACGCGCGCCTCGATGAACCCGATTTCGGTGATCTCGCGCATCGCGCAGGTTTCGGTCAACGTGGCGGCCTTCGTGTGGCCGGGCACCGATACCGACAACCAGGTGCAGAACACCGGCACCGGCAAGCCCCTGGGCTTCGCCATCACTGACCAGGTCGGAATCATTCCGAACTACCTGCAGGAATTCAGCATGCAGGTGCCTGCCGGCTTCCCGGTGGAGGTGGCGGAGCGCGGTGAGTTTTTCGCCAAGTCGGCCAACGCCGCGACGCTGGGCCAGAAGGTGTTCGCGACGCTTGCCGACGGCACGCTGCAATTCGGCGCGGCTGGCGCGACGGTGACGGGTGCCGTGGAGACCGCATTCGTTGTCACCCGCGGTGGCGCGGCCGGCGCTGTCATCAAGATTTCGACCTGGAGCCAACTGGCATGAAGCTCGACCAACTGAAAGATTACGGCGTCCACCTGCCGCGCGGCGCCGAGCTGCTCGACGGCCCGGCCCTGACCAAGCTGGTGGCCGCCATGGACGCCGCCGGCCCCATGGTGACCCAGCCGAACAACGGCATCCCCGCGATGCTGACCAACTACTTCGACCCGCGTGTGATCGAAGTGCTGGTCTCCCCGATGAATGCCGAGCTGCTGTACGGCGCGGTGCAGAAGGGCGACTGGGCGACCAACACCACGACCTTCATGGTGGTCGAGTCGACTGGTGAAACGGCGACCTACGGCGACTACAGCGAGAACGGTCAGTCGAGCCACAACGCGAACTTCCCGCAGCGTCAGTCCTATGGGTTCCAGACGAACACCCAGTGGGGCGACAAGCAGATGGACGTGGCCGCAAAGGCTCGCCTGAACTACGTGCAGCGCCAGCAGGTCGCCTCGGCGCTGATCCTGCGCAAGAAGGAAAACAACATCTTCCTGTTCGGCGTGGCAGGCCTGCAGAACTACGGCCTGATGAACGATCCGTCGCTGACCGCGCCGGTGGCACCGACCACGGGCGCCGGCGGCAACACGTGGGCGCAGAAGACCTCCGACGAGATCTACGCAGACTTCGTGCTGCTGTGGGCCAACCTGATCGCGGCTGGCAATGGCCTGATCAACACGAAGAGCCGAGTGAAGGTTGGGATCCCGAACATCGTCGAGCAGAACCTGACGAAGCAGAACACCTACGGCCAGGTGCTCGTGGATCGGCTGAAGCTGGCCTACCCGAACATGGAAATCGAGACGATTCCCGAGTTCGCTACCGCCAGCGGCAACCTGGTGCAGATGATCGCCGTGGACGTCGAGGGCCAGCCCACCGGTGAACTCGCCTACTCGGAGCGCATGCGCGCCCATGGTGTCGTGCGCCACTCGTCCTATTACTCCGAGAAGAAGTCGGGCCACGCCTGGGGCGCGGTGATTTACTACCCGAACTTCATCTCGCAAATGCTGGGAGTCTGAAATGCCGGAAGCACAAGAAACGAAGGCCGCCAAGCCGGTCAAGGTGTACTGCAAGCTGCCGCACGGCATCCGTTACACCCTTCCGGACGGTCGCGAAGTGCGCCTGGTTGGCATGTATGGCGACGAGCGGTCCGACCTGCAGGTGACCGACATGCCCGGCCGGCACGCGGTGATGGGCCATGGCGTCACGACCGTCGAGGCCGACGACTGGGAACAGATCGTCAAGGATCACGGCAAGTCGGCTGCGCACGTCAACGGTTTCATCTTCGCTGCAAAGGATGACAAGTCTGGCGACGCGCAGGCGCGCGAGACCGAAGGCGAGAAGACCGGCTTCGAAGGCTATGACCCGAATGCACACCCGGAAGACAAGTCGTCCGACGGGACCATGAAGAAGGCTGCGTAAGCCATGGGCGGCATCGTCACGTTCGATCCTGCGGCCTTCGTGTTGCAGTTTCCAGCGTTCGCGGCGGTGCCGCCCGACACCCTCACCATGTACTTCGGCATGGCCGAGGGCTTTCTCAACAATACCCCCGCCTCGATCGTGCAGGATCTGACCATCCGCACGAACCTGCTCTATCTCATCACCGCCCACATCGCGTTCCTGATGGGGCGTGCGGGCTCTGGTGATGGATCGCAGGCCGCTCTCGTCGGCCAGATGACCAGCGCAGGTGAGGGGACTGTCAACGCCGCGTTCGCCGCGGTGCAGGCCAAGAACGCCGCATTTTGGGCGCAGAGCCAGTACGGCATGCTGTTCTGGCAAATGTCGCTTCCCTACCGGTCGTTCCTCTATCTCCCGGCGCCAAATGTGTGCTGCTAAGGTCGCTGGCGGCACGAAGCTCGACGCCGCGCTCGCCCGGTACCTCGAGGGCGCGAGCAAGACCATGCGCGCCGGCATCCTTGAAGGCTCGACCTATCCCGATGGTATGCCGACAGCTGTGGTGGCGTTCTGGAATGAGTACGGCACGACGCGCCAGGTGAACGGTAAGACCATCCATACCCCGCCGCGCCCATTCATGCGCACGACGGCGCAGGCTAAGGGCGCACGCTGGGCCAAGGTGGTCGGTGTCACTCTGAGGAACAACGGCGGTGATTTCGCTGCCGCGCTGCGCACGGCGGGCGAAGCCGCAATGACCGACATCAAGGGCACGATCGCGACGTTTGCCGATCCGCCTGATGCCGCCTCCACGATCGCGAAGAAGGGCCACAACCAGGTGCTGCGCGACACGAAGCACATGATGAACTCCGTGGCGTACGACATCGTAGACGGCGAGGTGAAGGAATGAACCTCCACGGTGTCGTCTCCGGCGTGATCGGCGCGGTGAACCCGCATGTGCAGGCCACGCTCCAGCGCAATGGACAGCCCGTGACGGCACCTGACGGCGGCCGCACGCCAACCTACACCACCTCAACCGAAACCGTGCAGGTGCAGGCGTTGTCCGCGCGCGAGATCCAGCACCTCGACGGCCTGAATATCACAGGCGTGCTGCGCAAGGTCTACTTGAACGGCGACTGGCGCAGTGTCTACCGCCCAGGCAACCAGGGCGGCGATCGCTTCCAGTTTGCCGCGGCTGCGCCGGTGCCAGTCAACCTGCAGGGCACGACGTGGCTGGTCGTACAGGTGCTGGAGACTTGGCCGGACTGGTGCTCGCTGGCGATTCAATTGCAGATGAAGTGAACATGCCCGCAACCATCTCCATCACCGATTCCGACGTCTACGCAACGTTGCGCACGTTCCTGCTGGGCATCCTGCCGGCTGGCGTTGAAGTCGTGAAGGCCCAGGACAACGACGTGGGCGAGCCGACCGGCCCGGATTTCGTGACGATGAACACGATCACGCTGCCGCGGCTCGCAACGAACGTCGACACCTTCACCGACCCTGGGACGGGGCAGGGCACGCGCAACTCGCTGGCCTCGATGGCGATCCATGTGCAGCTCGACGTGCACGGTCCAGGCTCAGCCAACAACGCCGCGATGATTTCTACGCTATTTCGCGACGAATATGCATGCACCGTATTTGCCTCCGTTAATCCAGAAATTCAGCCGCTTTATTGCGAAGAACCTAAGCAAATTCCATTTATTAACGGTGAAAACCAGTTTGAGCAGCGTTGGATTATTGACGCTGCTATTCAGTACAATCCAATCACTCAAACGCCGCAGGATTTCGCAAGCACTGTCGAAGTGGAAATTATCAGTGTCGACGCGGCATACCCACCCGGAGCCTAAACCATGTCGATCCCGGCATCCCTTATCGCCAATGCGATTCCGAGCGTCATCAGCGCCGGTGGCTCGGCGCTTGATCTGATTGGCATTATCCTCACGACAAATTCGCGCGTGCCCATCGGCAGCGTTCCGAATTTTCCGACTAAGGACGCAGTTTCTAAATACTTCGGCGCTACTTCGCCAGAAGCGAATTTGGCCGCTATTTATTTCAAAGGCTACGACAATTCCACGAAAAAGCCGGGTGCGCTCGGATTTATGCAATATCCGCAGGCTCCGGTGCCCGCCTATTTGCGCGGCGGCTCGCTGGCGGCGATGACTCTGTCGCAGCTCCAGGCGCTGGCCGGTTCGCTGTCGGTAGTAGTCGACGGATTCACCTGGGCGGCTGCATCGATCAATCTGGCGAGCGCGTCGAGCTTCTCGGCGGCCGCCGCAACGATCCAGTCTGCGCTGGCCGCAACGACCCAGACGGCGGCCAGCTTCACGGGCGCGATCAGCGGCAACACGCTCACGGTGTCGGCTATCACGGCCGGCGCGATTGCGATTGGCCAGCAGCTCGGCGGCACGGGCATCGCGGCGGGCACGGTCGTAACCAGCTTTCTGACCGGTACCGGCGCTGCGGGCACCTACACGGTGAGCAACTCGCAGACGGTGGCCAGTGGGGCAATGACCGCCTCCTACGTCGCGCCGGCTGTAGCCTTCGACAGCGTTTCCAGCGCCTTCGTGGTCACGTCCGGCATCAGCGGCGTGGCATCGACGACTGCCTATGCGACTGGCACGCTGGCCGCGGGCATCGCACTCACGCAGGCCGCCGGCGCTGTCCTGTCGCAGGGCGCGATCGCGGCAACGCCTGCCAGTGCGATGGCAGCGCTGGTGAAGGCGACGACCAACTGGGCGTCGTTTATGACGGCGTTCGATCCGGACAACGGCACCGGCAACGCACTGAAGCAGGCCTTCTCCAACTGGACCGCGCAGCAGCCCAACCGCTTCGTCTACGCCGCATGGGATCCCGACCAGAGCCCGACTTCGGTCGTGCCGGCGACGTCCTCGCTCGGCTACATCGTGGAACAGGCGGAAATGTCCGGGGTGGTGCCGATCTACCAGGACGTGAATCAGGCCGCGTTCCTGATGGGCATGATCGCCTCGATCGACTTCGGCGCGACGGCTGGCCGTATCACCACGTCCTTCAAGTCACAGTCGGGCCTCGCGGCAACCGTGACGGACGCCACGGCGTACACCAACCTAAAGGCCAATGGCTACAACAGCTATGGCGCCTTCGCAACCGCGAACGATCAGTTCACCTTCTTCACGCCCGGCCAGATCGCAGGCCAGTACGAGTGGATCGATTCCTACGTCAACCAGATCTGGCTGAACAACCAGTTCCAGCTCGCGATCATGGTGGGCCTGACGCAGACGAACTCGGTGCCGTACAACGCGACCGGCGACGCACTGATCGAGGCCTGGCTGATGGACCCGATCAATCAGTTCGCCAATTTCGGTGGCCTGCAGCCTGGCGTGCAGCTGTCGACGTCACAGGCGGCCGAGGTGAACAACGCCGCCGGACTGGCGATCGACAAGGTGCTCTCGTCGCGCGGCTGGTACTTGCAGGTGCTTGCGTCGCAGACGGCAGCACAGATCCGCGCCGCGCGCCAGTCGCCGCCGGTCAACTTCTGGTACATGGACGGCGGCAGCGTCCAGGTGATCCAGATGGCATCGGTCATGGTTCAGTAAGGAGAAAACGACATGGCACGCTCCATCACAAGCGCGAACAGCCAGATCATGCTGGCCGTCGTGCCGGTCTTCCCGGTTCCGCAGCAAATGCAGGGATATGCAGCCGAGGACATCTTCGACACGGATGACGTCGATCTGGCGGAAGTCGTGCTCGGCCTCGACGGCAAACAGTCGAGCGGCTGGATTCCGCATAACGTCAAGTGGCGCATCACGCTGATGCCGAACTCGCCGTCGATCGCATTCTTCGATGCGGTGATCGCGGCGCAAGATGCGTTGCAGGATGTCTATCCCTTCGTCGGCGTTGTCACGATGCCGGGCCCGGGCCGGAAGTTCTCGATGAACAACGGCACGCTCACGCGCGGCAAGATTCTGCCGGATGCGAAGAAGACGCTGCAGCCGCAGACCTACGAAATCACCTGGGAGTCGGTGCACCCGGCACCGATGTGACATGGCGCGCAAGACATCCACATTCGTCGCGAGCACTGGGCGCGACAAGGGGAAGCGGTTCCTGATCACGGAAATGCCCGCGCACCGCTCGGAAGAGTGGGCCGGGCGGGCTCTCTTCGCCGTTATGCAAAGCGGCGTCGAGGTGCCGGACGAGGTCCTCGGTGCGGGCTTCGCAGGCATTGCCGCGATCGGCATCAAGGCAATGACGAAGGTGCCGTTCGAACTGGCAAAGCCGCTATTCGACGAGATGATGACGTGCGTCCAGTTCGAGTTCGCAGGTGGCCAGGCGGGCGGTGCGCGGGCGCTCTTCGAGGATGACATCGAAGAAGTCGCGACGCGGCTCCAGTTGCGCAAGGCAGTCCTCGACCTGCATCTGGAGTCTTTTATCGGCGCCGCCCCATCGACGCAGGCTTCTGGGTCGGCGAGTCAAACGGACGCCTGATCGAGTATCCGAACGTGCCGCGCAATATCGGCGCGGTGCTCTCGCAGCGGCGCGCCACCCTGCACGAGCTTCAGAGTGTCTACGGCCAGGAAGACCTGCATGATCTGCTCGAAGTAATCATCGTCGACGGCTACAACGAGCGCGTCACGTCAGAAGGGAGGAAGTGACCGTGGGGATGACCGTTGTAGATGCGCTGGTCGTGACGCTCGGCTTGGATGCCGCAGCCTTCAAGCGTGGGAAGGCCGAGGCGTCACAGGCGACGAAAAAGCTCACCGCCGAAGAGGCCCGCGCAGCCAAGGAAATCGAGGACCGCAACAAGCGCGCAGCGGAATCCTTCAAGAGCCTGCGCCGCGAGGTGCTTGCGCTCGTGGCGCTTTTCACTGCTGGTCTGGGTATCAAGGGCCTGGCCGATTTCACCGGCGACACTATCAAGGGCGCCATCGCCACCGGGCAGCTCTCGCGCGAACTCGGCATGGTGCCCGGGCAGCTCCGCGCGGTCGAGAAGAGCTTCGACCGGCTCGGCGCTTCCGCGGGGGATGCGGACGAGGCGCTCAAGAGCATTCAGGAGCAGGCCGCCAAGCTCAAGAGCGGCGAGTTCGACAATCGGCTGCAGGCCTACCTGCTCAACGCGAGCCGCGCGGGTGTTAGCGCGGACGTGCAGGACGTCAACGACCCCATCAAGAAGCTCCAGCGCGACGCCGAGATCGCCCAGAAGCTGGCTCAGACGCAGGGCAACGGCTTTGCCATCCTGGCGATGCAGCAGGAGGGCTACACCCGTGCCATGGCCTACGCCCTCATGCAGGGGCCGCAGGCACTGCAGGCGGAGATGGCGCGCCAGCAGAAGCTCAACGAGCTGTCTCAGCAGGAGGCCGACCGGCTGCGTGCGCTGGACAACCGCTGGAAGGACTTCAAGGACGGCATCTCGAACACCGCGCAGCGCGTCGTGATCGCCATGGCGCCGGCGTTCGAGACCATCATGAAGCTGCTCGAGCGGCTGTCTGGTTGGTTCAATGCTAATGCCGACAAGATCGGCGCCCAGGTGGGAGAGATGGCCGAGAAGTTCGCCGCCTGGGTGACCAGCGTCAACTGGGACCAGGTCATCGCGGACATCAAGGAATTCTTCCAGCAGCTCGACAAGGGCGTGCAGTCGCTCGGTGGTTGGAAGACGGTGCTCATGGCGCTGATCGGTTTGAAGATCCTGTCGATCGTCAGCCCGATTCTGCAACTCGCGGGCGCGCTAGGCGGCCTCGGCGGCTCGCTCGGGATCATCGGTCGTCTTGGCCCCGCGGCAATCGCGGTGCTGGCCGGCCTCGGTATCGCGAAAGCGCTGGGACTTCCGGACACGGACAAGTCCAAGGGCGCGCAGGATATCCGGGAGGGGAAGTGGGGCGCGGCGTCGGCGGATCTGCCTGCGGGCGACTTCCTCAAGGCCGTGGCCATGAAGGCGCAAGGCAAGTCGAACGAGGAAATCGCGAATGCGCTTGCTGGCGGCGGGGCGACGCAGACTGCGCCAGCAGCTGCGGGCGGATCTGCGCCGAGTTCGGCAGGCGGTGCTGCAGGCCTGTTCGGGCGACTGGAGAAGCAGTACGGGTTGCCGTCTGGTCTGCTCGATAACGTTTGGAATGCCGAATCATCGCGTGGCAGGAACATGCTGTCGTCCGCCGGCGCCAAGGGCCACTTCCAGTTCATGGATGCGACCGCCAAACAGTATGGTGTGACCAACCCCTACGACCTGGAGCAGTCGGCCACCGGTGCGGCGCGGATGTATGCCGATCTGCTCAAGCAAACCGGTGGTGACGTGCCGATGGCGCTGGCCGGCTACAACTGGGGCATCGGCAACGTCCAGAAGAAGGGCATGGGCGCAATGCCTGCCGAAACGCGCGGCTACATCGCCAAGGTGATGGGCGGTATGTCATCTGGCGCTGCGTCGCCAATCATGCTGGCCCAGCAGTCGAATGCGGCGCAGATTGCACAGCAATCCGCGCTGGCGCAGGCCTCTGCGGCAGGAAAGGTCACATACAGCACCACCACGAACGAAACGACCATCAGTGGCCCGATCACCATCCAGACAGCCGCCACGGATGCCAACGGCATCGCGCGGGACTTCGGCCAGGCCGTGCAGCGGCAGACGTTCGTGGCCCAGGCAAACACAGGGTTGAGCTGATATGCCGATGCCTATCATTGCAGTCCCGCAGTTTCCCAATGTTCCGGCGCTCCCGGGCGTGCCGCAACTGCTGCGCAACCCGCTTGACCCAGTGGAGCTTGTTACGCAGATCCTGACCGGCGATGTGCTCGGCATCCTCAATAACGTGCTGCGGCCGGTCTGGGGAATCTTCGACCAGAATGGCCAGCCAATGGCGATTGCGGATACCGTCACGACGCTCGAGTATCGCGGCGATTCGCGGATCTCGGACTACCCGCAGGAACAAGGGGCCTTTGGGTCGTACAACAAGGTGCAGATGCCCTACGAGGCTCGCGTGCAGCTCGTACGCGGCCGCAACTCCGTAGCCCGATCTGTCTTTCTGGACGCCATCGAGGCAGCGAAGCAGTCGACGGCGCTATACACCGTAGTTACACCGGAACGCACTTACGCCAACGCGAACATCGTTGCCTATGACGTGCGGCGCGAGACGCGTGACGGCGCCACGCTGCTGAAGGTCAATGTGCATCTGGAAGAGGTGCGGGTGACGGGCGTCGCGGCCTTCGGTAATACGCAAAACCCGGCATCGGCGGATCCAGCCTCGCAGGGACAGGTGCAGACGACGTCTACACCGATCGACATGGCCGCGATTACGCCGTCGGAGGTGCTGCTCTGATGCTGATCATCCCGCTCGCCGCGAAGCCCTCACAGAAGCTATCGGTGCTGCTCGCCGGCCAGAACTGCCAGATCAACGTCTACCAGAAGACGACGGGTCTCTATCTCGACTTGGCCATCAACAATGCGCCGATCAAAAGCGGGATCTTGTGCCTGGATCGTGTGCTGCTGATTCGGCACCCCTACCTCGGCTTCATCGGTGATCTGGCCTTCTTCGATATGCAGGGCGTCAGTGACCCGACCTATGAGGGGCTGGGCGGACGCTACCGGTTCACCTACATCGAGGCCAGCGATCTATGAGCTTCACACGCAAACGCATCGACGTGACGATCTCCCTGGGCACCGGCACGTTCGGCGAGAGCGGGGCGGACACCGTCACGCTTTCGGGACTGCGCGTGCAGGCGATGATTCATGCGACCTATGGCGAGGCCATGCCGGCTGCACACGTGCGCGTCTTCGGGCTCCCACTGGAAATGCTTAACCAGCTCACGTCCATCGGCCTCATCAACAATGGCGTGCGCCTCAATAACACGATGCTCGTCGCCGCTGGCGATGATGAAGCGGGGCTGAGTACCGTCTACAACGGCACTATCAAGGAATCCTGGGCGAATCTGGATGGCATGCCGGAATCATGTCTCGAGATTGTCGGCGTGGCGGGCCTTGCGGCTTCGCTGAAGCCTGTCGGAGCGCTGAGCTTTAAAGGGCAGGCGGACGTCGCGACGGTCATGAAGGGCTTGGCTGATCAGATGGGTCTTGCTTTCGAGCCAAACGGCGTGCAGGTACAGCTCGCGAACCCGTATTTCCCGGGCACGGCGCTTGCGCAGGCAAAATCCTGCGCGCGGGCCGCTGATATCTCGATGACGATCGACTGCGGCACACTGGCGATCTGGCCGAAAGATGGCGCCAGGATGGCGTCAGGCGAGGTCCCGCTGATCTCAGTTGCCACCGGAATGCGTGGCTATCCCAGATATGCGAGCAATGGGATCGAGGTCTCGACCATCTTCAACCCGGACATCAAGCCGGGAGGCCAGATTCAGGTCGACAGCACACTCACGATGGCGCGCGGAAAGTGGCTCGTCAGCGATGCTACCCACGTACTGGAGAGCGAGACGCCCGGCGGCGCATGGTTCAGTCGAGTACTGGGACGCCCAACGACATATGGCTGATACCCAAGACAACGCCTATCTTGGTGCGGAGAATCCTACCACCGCGACATCAGACTATGCCGCGCAGTCCTTCCTCGTCTGGCAGATTCTTCGATCGATCAGCGGTGCCAAGCTCGTGCAGGTGCAGGCCGTCACGAACAATGGCGGCGTAAGCCCTGTTGGATTCGTCGACGTCGTGCCGCTGGTCAACCAGCTCGACGGCTCGAATCAGGCCATGCCGCACGGCACCGTCTACCACTTGCCGTATTTCCGGCTGCAGGGAGGTGCCGATGCGGTGATTCTCGACCCGCAGGTGGGTGATATCGGCCTCGCCATCATCGAGGACCGTGACATCTCATCAGTGAAGGCCAACAAGGCACAGGCGAATCCCGGATCGAAGCGCATCTTTGACCTGGCCGACGGCTTGTATATGGGCGGATTCCTCAACGGCACGCCGCAGCAGTATGTGCAGTTCAGCACGGCGGGTATCGCCGTCGTGTCACCAACGAAGGTCACCCTGCAGGCGCCGCTCGTTGAGGTCGACGCATCCACGTCGTTCACCGTGAACTCGCCGCAGTCCGGCTTCAGCGGAACGGTGATCGTGCAAGGGCTGCTCTCCTGGCTCGCCGGCATGACCGGCAGCACCATCAGCGGCGTCGCGTCCTACATCTCGGGCGCCGTGCAGTTCGTTGGCAGCATCACCTCGAACGGGCACGCGATCGACAGCACACATCAACACACCAACTCGGGCGGTTCCGGGTTGGGCGGTCCACCCCAGTGAGCGGCCATGGCCTCGACCCTTCTTCTCGATCAGACCCTCTGGGATCTCGTTGCAGACGCCAACGGCAATATCGCCATGGCGGACGAGCCCTACGCCATCGCACAGGACGTGGCCAGCGCCATACGCACGTTTCTCGGCGAGTGCTGGTTTAACACGAAGGATGGCGTGCCGTACTGGTCCGACATTCTCGGCCAGCAGCTGTCGCTGCAGCTCGTCAAGAAAGCAATGGTCGACGCGGCAATGACCGTCCAGGGCGTGGTCTCCGCCCAGTGCTACATCACGGGCTTCGATGGTCGCGTGCTCACCGGCCAGGTGCCGGTGACGACGTCGGCCGGCGTCACGCTTCCCGTCAACTTCTGAGGTAACCCATGGCAAATCCATCCTCCAGCGTTCCGCCGATCAACTGGGCGCCGACGGGGCCCGTCGTGCCGGACGAGTCCGCCATCCTCGCGGGCGCGCTCACCGATATCAATGCAGCATTCGGCGGCAAGCTGAACATCACCAACGCGGACGGCACGCCGAACACGAAGACGCCGCAGGGTCAGCTCGCTTCCAGCCTGGCCGCCATCACTGGCGCGAAGAACGACGACATGCTCGAGGTAGTGAATGGCGTCGATCCGGACCAATCGAGCGGGCGCTTTCAGGACGCCATCGGCCGCATCTACTTCATCGAGCGCAACCCCGCCCAGCCCACGGCACTGCAGATCGCTTGCGGTGGCCTGGCGGGCACGCCTATCTCCGTCGGGGCCATGATCGCCGACCAGAGCCAGAACGTGTACTTGTGCACGCAGGCCGGCACGATTCCGGCGACCGGCTCGATTACCTTGGGCTTCGCCTGCAAGACGACGGGTCCGACGCCGGTACCGGGCGCCAATCAGGTGTCGATCTATCAGGCGATCCCAGGGTGGGACACGGTGAGCGTTGCATCGGGTGTGGTCGGGAATGATGTGGAGAGTCGTGCCGACTTCGAGTACCGGCGGCGCCAGTCGGTCGCACAGAACGCTTCCGGGTCCGTCCCGGCGGTACGCGGCCGCGTGCTTAACGTCGCCGGCGTGCTCGATGCCTACGTGACGGACAACCCGCTTCCGACGCCGGTGACGGTCGGGGGCTTCACTCTCGGGCCGAATTCGCTTTATGTGGGGGTGTACGGGGGCGCTGCGCAGGACATCGGAGATGCGATCTGGACGAAGAAATCTCCCGGCTGCAATTACAACGGAAATACGACCGTGACGGTCTACGATACCGATGGATATCAGCAGCCATATCCACAATATTCTGTTAAATATCAGACATTAACGCCGACTCCAATTCTGTTCTCCGTTCAGGTTGCAAATAATCCAAATCTCCCCGCAAATTATGTGCAATTGATCCAAAATGCGATTATTGCTGCTTTCACTGGCGAGGATGGCGGATCGCGTGCGCGGGCGGGAACGACGATCTTTGCAGGGCGCTATTATCCCAGCGTTATGGCGGTAGATCCGTCTGTGGAGTTGCTGTCGATCCAGCTTGGTATCGGGGCTGCGAATGCTAATTCGGTTGCAATCGGCATCGCGCAAACGCCTACAATAGCGGCATCCAATATTGCAGTGACAGCGGTTTAATGGAAAACGTATCGCAGACCATTCTCTCCGAATATGCGAACTCGCCGACACTTGTCCAGTTGATTCAGAACATGGACGGCTATATCGACCCGAGTGCCGATATTGATTCGTTCTACGACATGATCTGGAATATCGACTCGGCCGTCGGGAAGGGGCTCGACATCTGGGGGAAGATCGTCGGGCTTGAAAACGGGCGCAAGCTCACGATCCCGTCTGGGGAGATCAATTTCGGCTTCAGTCAGGCGGGCACAGCCAGCGCGACGCCGTTTGGCTCGGGCGTCTTCTACTCGGGTGAGCAGTCCACGCAGACCTATCAGCTCGGGGACGATGCGTTTCGCACGCTGATTCTTGTGAAGGCGCTGGCGAACATATGCGACGGGTCGATCCAAAGCATGAACCGCCTGCTGCAAAACCTCTTTTCCAGCCGTGGGCGTTGCTATGTGAACGACCTCGGCAACATGCAGTTGCGCTACACGTTCGAGTTCTATCTGCAACCGTGGGAGAGGGCAATCATTACCCAGTCCGGTGCGCTGCCGCGGCCGACGGGCGTGCTCGCCTCGATTCTCGAAGCTGACCTCCCGAACGTATTTGGCTTCTCGGAGGCAGGCATAGGAAGCGCAGCGCCTTTCAACCAGGGCGTCTTTCATCTGATCTGACTAGCTGACCAACATGCAATCGACGCAGACACCCACCCTAATCCCGCTCGCGTTTGCGGCCAACGGTACGAAGAACACGATCCCCGAGACCTCACAGATCGGGATTACGAACGGCGCGGCCTCGCTGAACGACGGCTTCCCGCCCCTTACCATGACGCCGATTGCGGCTGGTGGCGTTCCGCCGTCGGGTGCGGACATGAATGGCATCTTGAACCTGATCAGCGCCTCGAGTCGGTGGCAGCACGCTGGTGGCTTGTATGGCTTCAACTCGGCATTCGCGGCGGATGTGAACGTCGGGGGCTACCCGAGCGGGGCCGAACTACAGAGCGCAGATTTGCAAGGCACATGGTTGAGCGTTGCGGAGAACAACACCGATAACCCTGACACCGGTTCGGGCACGAAGTGGGTGCCGGGCCGCGCGTATGGCGTCACGGCCATCGCTGGGCTGACCAACGTGAACGTCACGCTCACACCGGCGCAGGCTTCGAAGAGCAGGATCACGCTGGCGGGCACGCTTACCGGGAATATCCAGATCACCTTTCCAACCTGGACGAAGGAATGGACGGTCGTCAACAACACGACTGGCGCGTTTACGATCACTGCCAAGACGGCGACCGGAACTGGCATTGTGCTGCTAGCGGGGCAGTCCAAGATCACTGGCGACGGCACAAACATAGTGCAGCCGATCGAATCAGTCGCCACGCCATCGCAATTCGATACGAGCAACAAGATTGCGACGATGGCTGCTTTGCAACGCATGGGAGTGCAATTTTCGGGGTACTTTATCAACCCCACATCTGGCCCTATCCCTGCATCTTCTGCTGGCGGCATCACCGCCATTGCGCCAGCTACTCGATCGGATGCGCAATTGCCTGACACGGGTATTCCGGTGGGCGCGACCTTCGCAGTCATCATTCAGTCTGGCGCGACGGGGGGCACCATCAAACCGCCGACTGGGGGTTATTTCTCTTACGGAGATAACAACCTTGGAACGAACGTAGCGATTACGTTGCCAGCCAATGATTTTGTTGTTCTGACGAAAATCTCTGCTGGCGTTTACACGGTTATTTCTGGTGGGCTTTTCAGCGATCCGCGTTTTGCAGCCTCCCTCACAACGCCCGCCGGCTATCAAAAATTGCCGTCTGGGCTGCTTATTCAAAGCGGATTTGCAAGTTCAAGTGTGGCCGCTGGGTCTGCTAACCCAGCGATTAATTTTCCGATTGCATTTCCCAACGCCGTATTGGCCATGAAGCTGACGACGGTTCAGACAAGCGTAACTACCATGTCCGCATGGCTGGATGCTCCACCTTCACTGGGAAGTTTCGTGTATCGGACTAGTGGCGTAAGCGGGACCACCACTTATTGGGAAGCAACTGGATACTGAGGAAAATCATGGGTCAGAAATTTGCAGAGTTTGATGGCAACGGCAATATCACCGCTTTTTATGACAGCGTAGACAGCCCCGTTCCTTCCGGGGTATCCAACGTCATCGAAATCACAGAAGGTCAGTGGCAAACCGCCATCAGCACTCCAGGGTGTACGGTTGCCAACGGCGCACTTGTTGTTCCCCCGCCGCCCACGTCTGCGCAATTTCTCGCGCAAGCTCAAGAACAGCAGACCGACAAGGTAAGCGCCGCGTGCGCCACCGCACTGGTTGCTGGGTTCACTTCCTCGGCACTCGGTAGTGCGCGCACCTATGGGTCGAACGACAACGACCAGCGCAACCTTCTGAGCGCTGCCATGGCTTCGCAAGGAAATCCGGAGACATGGACAACGCCACTATGGTGCGCTGATGGAGATGCGTGGGCGTTCTTGGCGCACACGGCCACACAGGTGCAGAAGGTCAACGCGGACTGGCAGTCATTCCTCGTCGGAGCGCAGCAGAAGTGCGCTGAGTTGATTGCCAAGATCGATAAGGCGAAGACTGTCGCTGCGGTACAGGCGGTGACCTGGGTGAATCCGTAACAGTCTCGGAGCCTCACATGCCATTCACACCAGCGGCAGACCTGCCTGGCACCCAGAACATGGCGGCCTATCTCGATGTGCTTGCGTGGAGCGAGGGTACGGACAACGACCGCCAGCAGACCAATGATCACGGATACGACGTCCTGGTTGGCGGCGGGCTGTTCACGGGCTACGCGGACCATCCACGCAAGCTGATCTATTTGCCGCGGCTCGGCATCAGCTCGACTGCGGCGGGGCGTTACCAGCTGCTCTCGCGTTACTACGACATCTACAAGCGGCAACTCGGGCTGCCTGACTTCAGCCCGGCGTCTCAGGATGCGATCGCCGTGCAGCAGATCCGGGAGCGGGGTGCCATCGGCGATATTCAGTCCGGTCGATTTCTGGCTGCGCTCAGCAAGTGCAAGAACATCTGGGCGAGCCTGCCTGGTGCGGGCTATGGCCAGAACGAACAGAGATTCGAGACACTGCGGGCGCAGTACCTGCTCCACGGCGGGGTCGATAACGGGGTCTGAGAATGAGTGACGAAGTTGTGGTGGTGGCGAAAGTCGGGGGCGCAGCAGCGCTGGGTTCGGCAATCGCCTTGCGGTTCATTCCGGGGAACTGGTGGCAGCGCCTGCTCTCGTTTATCGGGAGCCTGGGGATCGGCTGTCTAGTTGGCGGCTTTGCGGTGGAGAGGTTCGGCCTGGTGGCCGGCAGCTACACGCACATGCTCGCAGTTGCTGCGGCTGCGGTGTTCGGTTTGGCCATCGTGAACAATGGGATGCAGCAGATCCCGGAGTTTATCGCCGCTCTGCGCAGGAAGGTCCTGGGGAGCTGACCCATGCTGATGATGATCAACCTGGTGGCCAGCGCCATCATCTGGGGCGGCTCGATCTGGGCAGTCCTGACACACAAGGTTCCGACCCGGGCGGGCGGGGCGCTGGTGCTTCTGCTGGTCAACTTCGCTGCGCTCGGCAACATGGTATCCACGCGCCAATGCCACAGCGAGCCCGAGGTGCTGCTCAACGTGGCATTCGCGTGCGGCGTGCTGTGGGGTATCTGGCACTTGGAGCTGCGTCATCTTGTGAAGAGGAAACCAGCATGAACTTGCTCGACCCGAGGCTATGGGTGGCGGCGATCATCGCGTGCGGACTGGCCTACGGTGGCGGTCGGTGGCAGCAGAGCTCGCACGACAAGGCGGTCTACCAGGCCAAGGCCACCGCTGCCGCACTGGACGCGAGCCGGGTCCAGATCAAGGCTGTCGACGATGCCCGCGTCGAGGAACAGAGGCGCACCAATGAACAGGCGAGGATTGCCAATGAAGCCACACAACAAGCCAACGCGGCACGCGCTGATGCTGTCGCTGCTGGGGATGCTGCTGACAAGCTGCGCAAGCGAATTGCCGATCTCATCGCCGCCAGTCGCGCCCCCAGCAATTCCGCCACTGCCGGCGCAGGCCCGGGTAAGCCTGGTGGAGACCCCCTCGATGTGCTTGTCGACGTGCTCGGCAGGTCTGACCAGACTTCGGGACAGCTGGCTACCTACGCCGACCAGCTCAGGGCCAGCGGACTCGCCTGCGAGCGCTCCTATGACGCACTGATGGCAAGCGGGAAATAGACCATGTTCCTCGTTTATCCCTTCATGGGGCTGGCATCCGTCCTGCTGGCCGTCTTGACATGGTTGCTGGCACCCTGGCTCGCGCGCTTTGTGCAGCCTGACGGCAACCTGCCGCGTTGGTGCCGCTGGTGCCAGACCTTCGATGCGACCTGTTTCGAGGGGCGCCAGCCACAGTACGGCATGACGGGCACCGATCAGCAGGTGGCGGCGGGCTGGCTACGACGGAATCCGGGATACGGCTTCGATTACTGGCCGCTGGGCTGCAAATTCGATCCGACCCTCTGGCACGTTCTGGTCGCCCGGCAGGACGGATCGCTGTTCGTGGCCACCGGCCCGGGCGGCCGTTTCTGCATCGAGGGAAAGCTCGGGCTGCGCTTCAAATTCGGCTGGAAGGCCCTGAACATGTGGGATGCTGCGAACATGCGTTGGAAGACCCAGCCATGGGGGCCGGAGTGGCGCATCCCGATCTGCTGCACTCTGTCGCGCTGAGCGCACCGAAACGATGTGATATGCCGTATGGCGGTGCGGAGCGGGATCAATTGCTCGCCAATTGACGCGTGGCGCCGCGCGGTTCCAGTGGAATGATCACTGCCGTTTCGCCAGCGCAGAAGCGCGCCCAGTCACTCATCATCTTGCGGCGGCGCTCGAGCATGTCGCCCCGCCGGTAGGCCGCTTCACTTTCATTCTGGATGGCGTGTGCGAGCGCCTTCTCTGCGAGTGAGTCTGCATATTCCGTGCACTCGGCGATCCAATCGCGGAAGGTCGAGCGGAAACCGTGCACCGTGACGTGTCCGTAACCCATCCGCTCAAGCACCTTCAGCATCGCCATGTTTGAGAGTGGCTTGCCCTTCTTCCGGCCCGGGTATAGCCAGCCATCCCGCGCACCGGGCAGCGCCTCCTCAACCAACTCGACGAGTCGATCGACCATCGGCACCCGTAGCGGCAATTCCATTTTCATGCGCTCGCCCGGCACGGTCCAGACGCGATAGCGCATGGAGAATTCCTCGGGCCGCGCGAACTGGACTTCCTGTGTGCGCACCACCGTCAGGATCAGGTGTTCAAGCATGCGGGCGGCAGTTCCACGCTGCTCGCGTAGTTCATTCATGAAATCCGGCATCTCTTGCCATGGCAGAGCAGGGTGGTGCTTGATCTTTTTGCGCCGGTTCTGCTTCGGGAGCAGCTTGTCGAGGTGGCCGCGCCAGCGCGCAGGATTCTCACCCTCGCGATGTCCGAGCGCCTTTTCGGCGTCAAGGATGCATTCGAGGCGCCCACGCAGCCGGAACGCGGTCTCGCGCTTGGCAATCCAGATAGGCTGCAGCACCTGCACGATCATGGCTGTGTCGACATCGCGCACATCCTGATCACCGAGCGTCGGGAACGCGTAGGTGGCGAGGGTGTTTTCCCACTGTTGGGCGTGCTTTTTGTTCTTCCAGCCGTCGCGATGCTGGGCGATGTAGCCGGCCGCTGCCGCCTTGAAGAGGCGTGGTCCGGACGTTTCGAGTGCGCGCTGCTTCTGTTCGGCCTTCCGTGCTTCGATGGGGTCGATCCCATCCCGAAGCAGATCCCGGCACTTTGTAGCCTCCGCGCGCGCCGCAGCCAGGGAGACCGAGGACAGGGGTCCCAACCCCATTTCGCGCGATCGGCCGCGCAGCGTGAACTTGAATATCCAGGAGCGCGAGCCTGTCTCGGAAATCTGGAAATAGAGGTTGCCGCCGTCCGGGTAATGGCCTGGGGCATCCAGCTTGCCGATCTTGAGCGCCGTCAGCCGATGCAGTTGCCGTGTCGCCAT